GACGGACCAAAGTTTTGGAGATTCAAACACAATTACAAGAACGAAGGTATCTTGGACAAAATCATTCCAATTTGGAGAAACAAAGGTGATATCACTGACCCAACAGTTGGTCGTGACCTTATCATTGAATTGGCTAAGTCAAAAACTCCGAAAGGAAAAGAATACACAACTGTATCTGCAATTATGTATGAAGACCAAGGCCCTGTTCACGCAGAAAAAGAACAAGCAGATGCTTGGATTAATGACGAGTTAACATGGAACGATGTTTATTCTAAAAAACCTGTAGAATATCTTGAAGCAATTGCAAGAGGAGAAACTCCAAAATGGGATAGTGAAAAAGGTGGATATGTTTACGGAGATGCAACTGTGTCTGAAGAAACTATCGGAGGTTCAAAATCTTCATCAAAGAAAGTTGAAGACCCACAGGCTGACGCTGACGTAGATTCGGATTTACCGTTCTAATTTTATAACCAAGGGTGGTGAAAGCCACCCTTATTTTTTTTATATGACATTCAAAGAAGAGATTGAATTACAATCACGAGATAACAAGATGTTATCTTATGAAATATTAAGTCAATTAAAAGACAAGAATTATTTCTCAGGTAGAAATAAACAAATAGGTGATACCGTTTTATTTGGTATGTTGAGAGAAGATAGTAAAGAAGGTGAGTTACCTCTCTCGTTAATTACCTTTCATAAAGATGAAATCGGTACACTTTATGAAGAGGACAAAATGTTCTACAACCGAAACAAAACAAATAAATTACCTAACATCAAAAGAAAAGAAAATGGCAATCAAGAAAAATAACTTTAACAAAGTAAAAGAGAAGTTTTCAACTTCCGCAAAATATAAGCCTCAAAGATTTCTTGACTTAGGTGGAGATTTCTTGGATGCGGTTGGTCTTCCTGGACCGGCAGTTGGACACTTAAATATGTTTTTGGGTCACTCAGATACAGGTAAAACAACTGCAGCAATCAAGGCGGCAGTTGATTGTCAAAAGAAGAAGATATTACCTGTGTTCGTCATCACGGAACAGAAATGGTCTTTTGAGCACGCAAAACTTATGGGTTTTGAATGTGAAGAGATTGTTGATGAAGAAACAGGAGAACTGGATTGGGGAGGATTTTTCATCTTCAATAACAACTTCAGCTATATTGAACAAATCACTGATTACATCAACTCATTGTTAGATGCTCAAGAAAAGGGTGAATTAGACTACGAAGATGAAGACGGAGTACAATCACCAAGCTTATGCTTTATATGGGACTCAGTGGGTTCTGTACCATGTAAGATGACCTATGACGGTAAGGGAGGTAAACAACACAATGCTTCTGTTTTGTCAGATAAGATTGGTATGGGTATTAACCAAAGAATTTCAGGTTCAAGAAAGGCTGACTCTAAATGGGAAAACACTTTGATAATTATCAATCAACCTTGGGTTGAATTACCTGATAATCCATTTGGACAACCAAAGATTATGGCTAAAGGTGGAAACGCTGTATGGTTGAACTCATCATTGGTATTCTTATTCGGTAATCAAAAAGGTGCTGGTACAACAAAGATTACTGCAACTAAAGACAAACGTTCTGTTAAGTTTGCGGTTAGAAGTAAGGTATCTGTATTAAAGAACCACATCAATGGTTTAGGATTTGATGACGGTAGAATTATTGTTACACCACACGGGTTCTTAGCGGGTAAGGAATCAACAGAAGAAAAAGCTTCTATTGAGAAATACAAAAAAGAATATGCTGAATATTGGAAAGATATTATCGGTACGGATGGTGATTTTGATTTAAAAGAAGAGAGAGAAGATTAGTAACCCTTTAAATAAACAATGTGTCTAAAACTTTATTGGTAGATGGTGATAACCTTTTTAAGATTGGCTTTCACGGCGTTAAAGAACTTTATAATGATGGGGCTCACGTTGGGGGTGTTTATCATTTTATTAATACTCTTCGCCGATTCTTGGATGAACACAACCACGACAAAGTCGTAGTTTTTTGGGACGGAGATTCCAATTCCTCAATAAGAAAAAATATTTATCCGTTGTATAAGGGAAACCGAAGACAGGATATGAATGATTACAAATACGAATCATACTTGCAACAAAAGGCGAGAGTTAAGACGTATTTGGAGGAGGTATTCGTGCGACAGGTTGAAATGGCAAATAATGAGGCCGATGACTTAATTGCTTACTACTGTAAAATTGCAACACAAGAAAACATTATTATATTCTCAGGTGATAAAGACCTCACCCAACTCATATCTGAATGGGTTACAATTTATTCTCCAGTACACAAACAGTATTTCAAAAACGGTGACAAGATTTCTATTAACAAGGTGGACATTCCTCATCAGAATGTAACCGTGTGTAAAATCTTCACGGGAGATAAATCAGACAACATTGAAGGTATTGAGGGATTAGGTGAAAAAACCCTTGTTAAATTATTCCCACAAATGCAGGAAAAAACATGCACTGTCCAAGAATTGTTGGATATTGCACGAAATATCCCGCAAAAGAAACCCATCAAAAGCTTGTCAAATATTTTGACTGGGAAGACAAAAAGTGGTATACTTGGAGAAGAGTTCTACACAATAAACTCTAAAATCGTTGACCTTCATAGCCCTCTGATAACTAATGAAGGAAAACAACTTGTAGAACAAATCCACACCGACACAATAGACCCCACCGACAGAGGATATAAGAATTTAATGAGACTGATGATGGAAGACGGTCTCTTTAATTACCTACCTAAGAATGATGAAGCTTGGGTAAACTTCCTGAAACCATTTATGAAACTTATTAGAAAAGAAAAAAGAAAAGTATGATTGATTATACATTATCTGATAAACTGAAAGTACAGTATCAGACTGCTAACCCGTTTCCCTATATTGTGATTGATAATTTTTTACCAGAATTTATCTTAAAAAAGACTAAAGAGGAGATTTTAAAACACGACATATGGTTCACTGATACCATAGAATGGACTAAACCGTACCAACAAAAAAAGTTTTATTATCCTGGTAATGATACAAAAATTGATGAAATTAGTGTAAAATTACCTATAACAAATCTTGTTATGGATTATTTAAACTCCAATGAGTTTATACATTTTTTAGAAAAGATAACAGGTTTTAAAAAACTATTCAGAGACCCAAAATTAATGGGTGGGGGTATTCACAGAATAAAAAGAGGTGGAAAATTATCTATACATAAAGATTATAATGAACATCCTGAAACAAAAAAACAGAGAAGAATTAATCTTTTGATTTATCTTAACGAAAATTGGGAATCTAGTTGGGAAGGAAATTTAGAACTATGGTCCAACAACACGTGGAAAAAAAGTGTAGAAATAGAACCAATATTCAATAGAGCGGTAATTTTCAATATAGAAAATGCCCCACATGGTCATCCTACTCCGTTAAACAGTCCTGATAATATAGATAGATATTCGTTAGCTCTTTATTATTTTACTGATAATTTTTTAGAAGATGATTTAGATAAATATGTGAGATTTTATGATGAAGAAGATTTAGGAATAACAAAAAAAATTGACGATATTTTTAAAGTATAAAAACGAAACACAAACAAAAATTAAAATTATGAAAGAAATGGACAGCACCAAAATGGAATTCCTTTTGACTCTTAACGACAACATTGTTGTACAGAGATTCTTTAATGTTAGGAACTATAATCCTAAGGCGAAGAACTCTTTGGAGTTATATGAATTCATGAAATCTTTGAGTGAAGAACTGCATTATTATTTGAAAATGAAGACGGTTGTCTACATGATGGACAACAGAGATGCTATTGAGCATGACGCTTCAATTATGAACACATCGTTCACTGACGGACCTGAAGTTTTTAACCTTTTTGTAAAGGTTGGGGAACAGACAATTTGTCATAGAGTTTTTGACGGAAAAAGATATCCACCAAAAGTTCGTTATACGGTTGACGTACGACCATTTTTGAAAGATGTCTTAAGAGAGCTGACTGACATTTTTTCAAACAACAAATTAAGTTACAAATATTTGGAATTTGATTTGAGTAAGTAACTATTTAATAATACAAGGGGGATAGAAAAGAAGATATGAATAAAAATTTTGATTACTTAGGGAATACATTCCAAATACAATTAATTAACCAAATCATAGAGGACAAAGATTTCGCATCATCAATTATTGATGTGATTGAGAGTTCTTATTTTGACAACAAGTACTTTAAAATCATCTTACAGATGATTAAGGAGTATCATTCAAAATATGAATCTTGTCCTAACTTTGATACTTTGGAGCAGATTGTTAAGTCTGAAATCACACAGGAATTGGTTGCGAAGATTGTTTTGGATACTCTTAAGCAAATCAAAGACGCACCATTTGAAGGGACGGTTTTTGTACAAGAAAAAGCCTTAAAGTTCTGTAAACAACAAGAGCTTCAAAAAGCTATGGATAGGGCTCAAAAAATTATCACAGAGGGTGATTTTGAATCTTATGACAAAGTTGAAGGACTGGTTAGAGAAGCCCTTCAGGTAGGTGAGGTTGAAAAGAATGTTACTGATATCTTCATGGGACTTGACACAGTATTGGACGAGGACTATAGACATCCAATCCCGATGGGAATTGCGGGTATTGATAGATTACTTAAGGGCGGATTAGCCAAGGGTGAGATTGGTGTTATATTGGCTCCAACAGGGGTTGGTAAAACTACCATTCTTACTAAAATTGCAAACACAGCTTTCAACATGGGTTATAATGTTCTTCAAATATTTTTTGAAGATAACCCGAAGATTGTTCAAAGAAAGCACTTCACAATATGGACAGGTATTGAACCCGATAACTTGGCTCTTCACAGAGATGAGGTTATGAGTAAAATCACTGAGATACAAGAAACAATGAAGAATAAGTTAATTCTCAAAAAACTTGCATCTGATACAACAACCATGAGTCAAATCAAAAATCAAGTTAGAAAGATGATTGCTGATGGAAACAAGATTGATTTAATCTTATTGGATTATATTGATTGTGTATTACCTGAATCAAGTGCTAAGGACGAATGGAAAGCTGAAGGTTCTGTAATGAGAGGTTTTGAAGCAATGTGTCATGAACTCAATCTTGTTGGTTGGACGGCAACTCAAGGTAACAGAAGTTCAATTTCATCTGAAGTTGTAACAACTGACCAAATGGGTGGTTCAATTAAGAAGGCTCAAGTAGGACACGTAATCATTACTGTGGCTAAGAGTCTTCAACAAAAGGAGATGAACTTAGCAACGATTGCCATTACAAAGTCACGTCTTGGTAAAGACGGAGTTGTCTTTGAAAACTGTAAGTTCAACAACGAACTTCTTGAAATAGATACTGAATCATCAGTTACATTCTTGGGCTTTGAGGAGCAACAAGAGGAGAGAAAAAGAGATAGGGTTAAAGAGCTTCTTGAGAAAAGAAAAGAGAGAGAATCTCAGCAAAAATCTACTTAATTAAATATCTACTTTTTTTGAAAAAAACTTATTTTTTTAAATAAAAATTGTTGGTCGCTTGGTGTATGACCACATATTTATCATAAAAATCAATGATTTTTTAATAAAATATCTACACCTAAAAATTTACAAAATGGACATTTCAAACAGAATTTTATCGGATATCACAGTGTATATGAAATACGCGAAGTATATTCCTGAACTAAAAAGAAGAGAAACGTGGCAAGAATTAGTCACAAGAAACATGGAGATGCATATTAAGCAATATCCACAATTAGAGAATGAAATCAGAGAGAACTACATGTATGTTTACAGAAAACAAGTTCTTCCATCAATGAGGTCAATGCAATTCGCAGGAAAACCTATTGAGATTTCACCAAATAGAATTTACAACTGTGCCTTCGCACCGATTGATGATTGGAGAGTATTCTCTGAAATTATGTTCTTACTTTTAGGTGGAACAGGTGTTGGATATTCAGTACAAAAACATCACGTTGATGCTTTACCTGAAATCAGAAAACCAAATAAAGAAAGAGGTAGAAGATGGTTAGTAGCTGATTCAATTGAAGGATGGGCTGACGCTGTAAAAGTGTTAGTTAAATCATACTTCTTCGGAGGTTCACAAATTGAATTTGACTTCAGTGATATCAGACCAAAAGGTGCAAGACTTATCACATCAGGTGGTAAAGCTCCTGGTCCTCAACCATTAAAAGAATGTTTAATTAAGGTTGAAGGAATTCTAGATTCAAAAGAAGACGGTGAAAGATTAAAACCAATTGAAGTACATGATATCGTTTGTCATATTGCAGATGCGGTATTAGCTGGTGGTATCAGAAGAG